TTATTCTTCAATCAAGAGATACCCCATCAAGAAGACTTCTCCACTTTGATGAGAAGCAGAAAAAACAAAGAAGTTTACGATACGCAAGTAATCAATTGTCTCCGTTTCAAGACGAGCAAGATGAAAATGCTATATTGGAGCCTATTGTATTTGAAGACGGAGTTCTTCAAGTTCCAGACACCAATCCAGTTCTGTATGATTTTTTAAAATTACACCCAGGTAATGGTGAGGTTTTTTATGAATGGGATCCAGCAAAAGAAGCTGAAGAAAAGCTTAGAAATGAAGAGCTAATTCTTGATGCTAAAATTGCAGCAAGATCTTTGAGTCCTGATAAAATGGCATCCGTAATTCGCGTATTTACAGGTAGAGATACATCTAAAATGTCTACAAATGAACTCAAGTGGGAGATAATGAAAATCGCTGAAGATTATGCCGAAGAATTCCTTGAGTCACTTGATGATCCAGATTTAGAAATAGATGACTTGGCTCACAAAGCATTCAAAGATGGATACATGGCTACACGAAATCATGGACGTGACGTGCATTTTAATTTGAAAGACAACAGAAAGAGAGCATTCTCTGTGCCTATGAATGAGACACCAGAAATTGCATTGGCCAATTGGTTTAAGACAGATGACGGTCAAGAGTTCTACATGTTCTTAGTTAGAGAATACGAAGCATAATATTTTATATCTTTGCACTTTACTAACCAAAACAAAAAAAAGACATGGAGAAGTTTTTAAAAATCCCTGTAACTGGTGAGCAGTTTCAACTTGTTTCTGCTACTGGAATCGTTCTAATTGAGCAAGCTACTACAGGTACAGTTACTATCGCTTACAAAGGTGGTAGCACTGGAACAGATGTAGTGACAATTACTCACGCTACTGCTGGTTCTGGAGATGAGACTATGCGTGATGCTATTCAAGACGCAGTAGTTGCTGCATTGCAGACTCCTTGGTATGCTGTTGCTTATACAGTAAGCGGATTACCTTACGCAGTTTCTGGTATTGCAGTTGCATAATAGTTTTATCTGTTAAGCTTAAAGGGGTCAGCAATTTGTTGACCCTTTTTTATTATCTTTGCACTATGATTAATCAGATCAGAAATACCGTTTTGTCTATAATAAGCAAAGACAATCGTGGATACATTACGCCAGAGGAGTTCAATCAGTTTGCAAGACAAGCTCAACTTGAGTTATTTGAGCAATACTTCTACGACTATTCGAACAATCTGAACAAAACAAATGCTAGGCTTCATAACTCAGGATATTCAGATATAACTGGCAGACTGTCAGAAGTTATAGATAGATTTATTGAAAGCACATCTTTAGTTTATAATGGTACGGCAGACAAATTTTATGTACCTGGAGATGATCCATTAAATCCAAATCAACCAAAGCCATATAGTATACTTAGAGTTACTTACGGAGGAAACAAAGAAATAGAGAAAGTATCTCAACAAAAACTGTTGAACTTACTATCTTCAAATTTAACTGAACCTAGTACGGCATATCCAGTATACTCTTTATATGGATACACTGAGAACGGTACAGCTGCTTTGGAGGTTCATCCATTGTCAATAACGTCTGGAGTTAGTATGTTATATATTAGGCATCCATTTGACCCTAAGTGGACATATACTTCTTTATCCGGAGGTCAGCCAATATTCAATCAGTCGGCATCCGATTATCAAGATTTTGAATTACCGTTAAGCGATGGTCCAAGATTGGTAGTAAAAATATGTGCTTACTCAGGTATATCTATTAGAGAAGCTGATGTTACGCAGTTAATGAATTCTGAGGAAGTTTTGGATATACAACAAAAGAATTAATAGATGGCTTATATAAGTGATTCTCAATATTACAACAACGGTGGAGTTTCGCCAACAGATCAGAACTGGGGTTCTTATCAGTATGTTTCTCTGAGCGACATCGTTAACAACTTCATGTTGATGCATGTAGGTGATGATAAGTCATTGAATAATGTAAAGAGATACGAAGCATTGTTTCATGCAAAAAGAGGCATACAAGAAATACACTATGACGGTCTTAAATGCTTTAAAAAAGTTGAGATAGATTTAGGTGATAGCTTAAAGTTAGTTATGCCTCCAGACTATGTTAACTACGTTAGAGTATCAATAAACATTGATGGGGTTCTTTATCCTATGTCTGAAAACAGACAGACTTTATCTGCTACTGCATATCTTCAAGACAACAATAAAAACATATTGTTTGACAGCAATGGAAACGTTATAACTGGAACATCTGTTCTTGACATAAAGACGGGAGAGATGCAACAGTTTTTTGGAGACAATGCATACAATGGTTGTTGGGGATGGTGTTGGGGAGGTGATTGGTATTTTGGATATGAGGTAGGCGGTCGATATGGACTTGATCCAGAGATTGCGAATCAAAATCCTACATTTACTGTAGACAAAAAATCAGGTGTATTTAACTTCAGCTCTGGAGCTAGAAACCAATTGATAGTAATTGAATATATATCTGACGGACTAGAAAAAGGAGATGACGAAAGTGTGTCCATCCATAAGTTTGCAGAAGCGTATTTATATTCATACATTAAATGGGCTTTACTTAGTAATAAGTATGGCATACAGGAGTATATCATAAGAAGAGCAAAAGACGAAAAGTCAAAAGACTTGAAGAATGCTAAAATAAGACTTTCCAATATTCATCCTTCAAGGCTTACAATGGCACTTAGAGGAAAAGGAAAAATAATTAAATAATGGCAGAAATCAAAAACAGCTTCCTCAAGGGATCCATGAACAAGGATCTCGATGAAAGACTGATACCCGATGGTCAGTATGTAGATGCATTAAACATAGATGTAGAGCCAACTGAAGGTCAAGATTCGGGTGCAGCAAAAAATAAACTTGGAAATTCAATAGTATCTAATCTAAGTGTATTAACTGGATTAAATACTACTACAGCAAGAACTATTGGAGCTGTTGAGTATGAAGCCCTGAATAAAATATATTGGTTTGTTGCATGTGATACATTCGATGGTGTATATGAATATGATGAAGCAACTGGCACAACAACTAGAGTTCTGCAGTCTAACAAATCTACACCAACAACTATATCTAAATTAAACTTTAGAAAAGAATATGCTATTACTGGCGTAAATTTTATAAAAGGACCAGAAGATCAGAATTATTTATATTGGACGGACGACTATAACCCACCAAGAAGAATAAATATATCTAGAGCAAAGTCGTATGCTGTTGATGATGTTAGAATAGATGACGACATCAGCGTAATCATTGAGCCACCATTATTTGCTCCTTCTATAGATACATTTACAGATTTTTCTATAATTGACTCTAACAACATGTCTGAGAAGTTTTTGTACTTCTCGTATAGATATAAGTATGTAGACGATCAGTATAGTGCTATGGCTCCATTCTCTGCCGTTGCGTTTACACCTGGAAAATATGAGTACGACTATGGCGTTGGTAACAACAAATCAATGACCAACAAGTACAATTCTGTGCGCATAACTGTTGAAACTGGAAATCAATTTGTAAAAGAGATACAAGTACTTGTACGTGATACAAGGAATATAAACGTAGGTATTATTGATTCATTTTCGAAGTCAAAGTTAAACATATCTAACGACTCATCTTACGTATTTAGCTTCAATAACAATAAAGTATATGCAGCTCTTCCTACAGATCAGTTGACAAGACTTTATGATAATGTTCCGTTGCTAGCAAAAGCACAGGACATGATAGGCAACAGGCTCGCCTATGGTAATTATGTACAGTTTAGAAATATTGTTGACTGTAACGAAAGCGAAATACTTATAGATTATAGATTAACTCTAAGTTCTTCAAGTGCATCAGAGTCTAACCCTAAACCAACATGGAGATCAGATAGAGATTATGAAGTAGGTTTAGTGTATCTAGACAAGTATGGAAGGATGACTACCGTATTGAATGCAAGTAATCCTAACTACAATTCTATCTACATACCTGCATCTAATTCAAGTACTGCAAATACTATAAATTTATCCATCAATAGTAAGCCACCATGCTGGGCTACACACTATAGAGTATACGTAAAGCAAGCAAAGAAGTCTTATTACAATGTATTTCCAATACTATCCTATACTGAAGGGCTATTCAAATACTTTTTGATAAACGATTCGGACTTAAATAAGATAAAGGTTGGAGAGTATGTTATATTTAAGGCTACATCTGCAGGTCCTACAAATTCAAACAAGAAGTATAAGGTACTTGAGATAGAGAACAAAGCAGCTGGGTTTGTATCAGGAGCTATAGCTGGATTATATTTTAAGATAAAAGTAGATAACTCTACAGAATTATCTGGAGCAGGAGTTGAAGTAGCTAATTCAATTGGAACTGGGGGAGGTGCAGTAAACTTATCTACATTATCAAACACACTTGGTTTTAGTGATAAAGTGCCAATGTCTCCATATATAACTAGTTCCTCATATCCTCCTGGCGCATATCCAAATGTTTCTTTTGTTGAAAAACCCATATTTTATGGTGACGGAGATCCCAACGGAATATCTCTTCCGATTACATCTGGATTGACATATGCTC